TAGTGTGCCTATGGGTACTCGCTTTCTTTTTTACACTAGATAATTTTAATTTTACCCTAGTTTTTTTTATTTGTTGGTAATCTTTTTTCGCCACACCTTACTGACAAATTTGTTGGTAACATTAGTACCAAATTTGTTGGTAAACAGGCAACCGACAACTTCATAAAGGAAGATGGACTCGCAGTATCATGGATAACGAAATATACCAACTGTGTTGTTTAGTCAGTAAACTAATGTATGATAACCAAGCCCTGCTAGTGAATCAAAATAAGGATAAAAGTAAGTTCAACGAGATACTTGCGAACCTCGGTGAAGATTATCTTGTCTACTTTGGCATAGATTATGACCGTTAAAGTAATTTACTTTTTACTTTATTTTTTTTAATTTTTAATTTTTCTTTTTTCAGCCCTAAAATACTTAACAACAAATTTGTTGGTAAGATAATCCCCCTATCGGCAGGTTCATAAAGGGGTACGGACTCCGTTAATTATGGTCAGTAAAAAACACATGATACATATAGCAAATGAAATAAAAAGAATGCCCGTTGAAGTAAGTAAGCACGAGGTTCAAGAAATGATGGTTCGTTTCTTTAGTGCTTATAATAATAACTTTGACCCCTCAAGGTTTAGGGATGCCTGTTAAATAGAGGTGAAAGAATGGAAGAAGCAAACAGAGAATTTGATGAATGGTTTGATGAAATAACTCCTACCGTTAAAATAGGTTATCTTGAGTATAACGCTTCAAGGGCGTTGAGATTGCTTGACCCTATAGCATACAGGACAAGCGTGTATGAGTGGGAATGTGAACAAGAGGAAGAATAATGGTTGAAGCCGTATTACTATGGTTATTTTTAATTTGGGTGTGGTCTACAATGACCACCCCATCTTAAATATTTCTCACCGTTATTTTTTTTCTTTTTTTATTTTTGATATTTTTTGCGGCCTAAAGTACCTACCAACAAATTTGTTGGTAAGGTCACACCATTACCCTTATAATCTCATACCTACACCCGAAGACATGGACAAAACAATAACCATAAAAGACAAGAAAATAACCATGAAAGTAAATAGCAATTGGGACAACACCACAGTCAAGAACTTCTGTACCCAAAGATTGGCGAGGTATCAACAGATGTTGGACACTATGAATTGGAACGGGGCTGAATGTAGCAGAGAATACGTTCTCGGTGCGATAAAGGGCATGAGTGATGCCCTAGCAAGTATCGAAGAGGATGAGAGGATGAACAGCCTTCGGGTCTGGGCAACGCCCGGAGACGAAGAGGTTGAATAACCGTTAAAGTAATTTACCTTTTGCTTTTGGAACGCTCTTTTTTAATTTTCACGGTTATTGTTTCTAGGTTTACTAACAACAAATTTGTTGGTAAGAACGCACCTTATAACCTCGTACCTCCACCCGCATACATGGATGAAACCTACAATAAAATAAGCATGAAAGTAAATGAATTGGGGGAGTTTGACAAGGCACACTTGCTGCTCACCTTGTTGCGTGATACGCAGGTGAAGCGATTCTACCAAGGCATCGTAGAAGACCTACTAAAAACCACCGTTAAAGTAAGCAGGCGTACCGGCTACCCCACCTCTAATGGGCATGATACCCCCCTTGGGGGTTGGGATGGCTTGGTAGGCTTCCTTGAGAGCGTATATGATGACACAGGGCTTGCCCTCGTTGAGTACATGGAGGACTACTATGGGGACAACTTCAACGAATATTAACCGTTAAAGTAATTTTAACTTTTGAGTTTGAAGGGATTCTTTTTCTTTTTACTTTTAAGGTTATTTTTTTTATTTTTATTTTTTCTTTGTTGGTAAGAAAAGTTACCGACAAATTTGTTGGTAAGAATACTATCACGATTAAAAAAATTACCAACAAATAATCTGACGCTACCAACAAATGCTACCAACAAATAAAATAACGGTGATAATACGCTTACCAACAAATAATATTACCAACAAATGTTAGTCACAAATTAACAATACCCTTAAGAGTAGATATGCCTGCCCCCAATTACTAGGCTGTGACCGTAGCGGGAATCATTAGCGTTATCGGGGATTAGAATCCCGATTCCATCGCGGGCAAAAATAACGGACAAAATCAACTGTCCCGCAGTCTAAAAATGCGGGATAAGTTGCTCGTATGTTGTGGAAACGGTCTGGTAGGAGATAAAAAAATGATACGAAACAGACATGAAATGTGGGGGTCTTACGGGACTCCGGCAGAAGGAGAAACAGCAGATGAAGTAATGAAAAATGCAGGGTTGGATTGGGACGCCAAGATAGGTCGTCTCTACAACTCTGAGGGCACTATGCTGACCCAGAAGCATCGTGGTGTATTCCGAGAGGATACAGGCGATTGTATTGGCGTTGTAGGTAAATCCTATGTCGTCAAGCAACACCATGAAGTTGCTGAGTTGGCTCACAGATTGACTGAGACAAGTCACTTGAATTGGAATACTGTGGGAGTAGTCGGAAACGGCGAAAAGGCATGGATGAACTTAGAGTTGCCAGACGAGGTTGTAATCAATGGAAATGAACCCATTGGGGCACACATGACCTTGACGAACTCCCATGATGGCTCATCCGGTATCCGAGTGATACCGGGCTGCATTAGACAGGCTTGTGGAAATCAGATGAACATGATTCTAGGTAATGCTAGGAAAGTGGGAAATCTGTTCACAGTACGTCATACTAAGAACATGGATGCTATGATAGAGCAGATGATTGAGGCAATAGGGATGACTAACACCCTACTCGATAATTATGCGAGTCAAGCAAGTGAAATGATGAAGGTCGAAATGGACATGAAGGACGGAATTGAATTCTATCTGGATGTGCTTCCATTCGATACTAACAAAGAGAGAATAACGGCCGACAATCCTCACGGATTGGCTACTAGGGGGAACAACATCCTAGATACTCTCTTGGACTTAGAAACCCAACCGCAGAATCAAGTTGGGGACATGGATAATACGCTCTGGCAGAAGGTCAATGTGGTCACAGACTACATCGACCACGATTGGATTACAAGTAACGATACAATCAATCTGAAAAGGGCTGAATCTGCCTTCATAGGAACGGGTCAGAGGCACAAGCGGAAGGCTTGGGCTAGTGCCCTAGACCTCTTGGTTTAGAGTCGCTTCAGACGCAGGGAAACACGCAAAAATTGGTCGGGGGGCGAAAGCCCCTCGACCTCTTATTTTGGCATCCCAGATATTTGTTGGTAAGGCTTATTTTTGCGATTATAGTATTTATTTGTTGGTAATATTTTTCTTTTACGATTATATTTGTTGGTAAGACCGACCTTACCAACTTATTTGTTGGTAAGAATGATTTTTTTTAAAATTTGTTGGTAATTTTTTTCACTTTTTTTTATTTGTTGGTAATTTTTTTTTATTTGTTGGTAAAAACGCGAAAAAAACCGCCTACCGCCAAATTTGTTGGTAATATACATTTGTTGGTAAGAAATCGGTGGGTTCATATAGTAGGGACTTCTAGGCTCGGATATGGCAACAACCAAGAAGCAAAAAGATGAGATGTGGGCTAGACTAGCGGCTCAACTGAAGCAATGGGAGTGTGACTCCGAATGAAGAAGAGATGGCATACCACAGAGGCCGAGATTAAGGCGGTGATAGACCGTGAGTTGGCTAAGACCCCAGACAGCCACGCCCTTCATGTGGCGATGGATATTCAAGAGGAAGGCGTAAGACTGACCTTCACCCGGAAGGTGAGAAAGTGAGCAATGATTGCGTGTTCTGCGGTGAGGATGTGGGCGAGTGGGGTAATAACCCCGCCCCCCTCGTCCTTGAAGGCCGGTGCTGTGATACCTGCAATATGGAGTTGGTTCTACCCTCAAGATTGAGGCGACTATTTGTTGGTAAGAAATTGAGGGGTGAGTGAATGGACTTGTTCTATGCGATAAAGAAGAAGCAAAAGGAATTCGCAACCTTGCTAGAAGTGCTTAGTAATAGACACTATGATGACGTAGACGAGGCTTGGGATATAATCTCGGACGCTCATCATCGCTTGCTTATGGCTCAGTATAGGCTTACTGATTTATACGGAGACAGGGAGTGATTTGTTGGTAATAGAATGGGGCGTATGCGGTGCGTTGGTTCTGAGTTGGACTTTCCTAACTACGAGTTAAGATTTTACGGGAGGGGGGCAATTATTTGTTGGTAGCATTTTCTTGGTTTTGTCTTTGCCCCTCTTCCACCCTTTATTTGTTGGTAAGATTTTAATTTTATTTTGGGGTTATTTTTATTTTGATTTTCTTACCAACGTATTTGTTGGTAAAATTTGTTGGCAAGGCCAGATTATTAATAATCTGAGAATTGTTATTATGGTCTAAACTCAAAAAATCAATACTACTAATTCCGAAAATCAATAAAATTCAGAATCAAGAAAGTTGAATATTGAGAATCAAAGCAACGGACATACTATAAGCATAGACAGAGACGACCCCCTATGATGTCCGTAAGACACCTACCAACAATAACTGCCCGCGAATGCCTTAACACCCTAGAAAGGAGGGTGTTGAGAATGAATGGCCTCAAGATTGATGGCCGTCAAAAATACCTCCACATCCCCGATTATGTGCCAGATGAAGCAATTCTAACCGGCGTATCATTGAACCGTGTGAACTGGGCTAGAGAAACCCAGACCCGCAGAATTAGCCCAGAAGCCCGCCCTGTATGTCTATGTGGCGGATTCCTAGACCTAAACGCAAATGCACCCAATGGCGTCGGCAACAGATGCCGCGACCACTACGGAAAGCACGAAAGCGGCGAAATCCCATACCCTCAGTTCTCCGGGCAATGGGCTATCAGAAACAACGTAAGCACCACCTTTGAAGCGTCTCTGAGCAACGATAACCAAGACGGTAAGACCGTGATTCTAGGAGAAGCCCAGAAGGTCAGAGCAAGCAAGAAAGGCGACCACTCCGGCGGCCTATGGGAGACATTCGGCCTCTTCCACCTAGCCACCGTCAGACAGGTTTCAAAGAAGGTTAGCGGATACAGATTTCAAGACCGTTCAATGAAGTGGCACACCACCCATAGCCCGCAACTAGGTTACACGGTGTTCACCATCGGCATGAAGTCAAACGGCGTATCTGGTATCATCCCAGTCCACCCAGTCTATGCGGATTCACTCCGCGTCTCTGGTCTGCGATTCTCCACCAATCCAGACGAATTAATCAACGCCTAAAACTAGGGGGGGAGACACGTAAGCGGGAAGGGGGTTTCTGCCCCCTTCTCGTGTCCTCTACGGCTAGGAAACGCCTCTACCTAGGCAGACCTACCACCCGCCAAAAACCACGCGTATAGGGGCGATGATGTGGTTAGCACCTTTCAAAATTTTTGACCAAATTTTTCAAAAGTTCTTTATAAACTTCCAAGCCTTCACTCCGGTAGTTCCGTTTCTCTTACTGATGACATTACCGTTGGCTTCGGCCGTTCTGAGAATTGCGCCTACGGAAAAACCGCTCAACTGCGTCCAATGATTACTTACCTTCTTATTGGCAATCTCGGCAATCTGAGCAGAGGACAACCATCCGCCTTCTGTACCGAAGTAATCCTGTAGTGCCCACTCAATGGCATCTTGGTAGACCTGCCTCTTGTGTTTTGGCCCATGTCTCCGCACAGTAGGGTCTTGCCTATTGAATTTCTTACCTGTTATCTTACTATGCGTTTGACGATTGTTACGCCCCATTATTCTTCTACTCTGTTTACCTGCCACGAATTATTTTCCCCCCAAAAGATGATTCTTTTCTATTGATACTGTAATTTCCTCCTTGCCACTCTCCCCTATTCATTGTCTTAAAGACAGATGGCATATCTGGGGATTTGTATGTAAATAGGTCAAGAGCGTGTGCATAAGCCATAGCACAGTCGTTGTGTCGGCCCAAGTCCACTATCTCACCCTCTCTCCACGCATGAGTCTCTAACTCTTGAAGTAGCATATTAACTTTACTTCTAGTTTCATCGTTACCAAAGGGAAAGACTAACCTTTCTCTTTCAAACCACACTCTCATACGGTTCATAAGACCTTGTTTCAACGTTTTATTACTTACCTTACTTTCTCTATAGTCTAACACCGCACCCTTTTGTGATATAAGACCACCATACAAAGATTGGAAACCCACAGACTCTACGGCAAAAGGTGGAGTCTTGTATTTCTTACTCCACTCAATCATCATATCTGCTTGTTTATCGGGTGGGAAATCATTTCTACGCCACATATCAATAAAGTGTATGTAACCTTCATCGTCTTGACCCAACACCACCATAACACTATAGTCCTTACCTAGACCGTGTGCGGGGTCAAAACCAATAGCGTACTTTAGACCACTTCTACGCTCTGGTTGTATTATAGCGTCTATATCTAGATTCTTACGTGTGATAGCACGAGGAAACACCGAAGCCTCATCGTCTACTACCTTACACAAGTATTCTTGGACGAAAGACAACTCTCCCATCGCTGCTTTCTGTTCTAGTAGGAAATCAATAGGTCTAAACTCCGGCCACAACTCTACGGGTGTGACATTCTCTGGGTCTTCCTTGTATTCATCCCAATTCAACACAGACGCCCACGTGCCACTTTTCCAAGTGTCATTGTCTAACATTTCAGTATGATACAAGTCTACCATGCTCATAGGAGTGCCGACACAAAAAATAGATGTACCGGGTGATAGCATGGGTGTTACTTTCTTTCTAAACCAATGTCTAATAGCCTCATAGTTCATATCTCCCGAATCGTCTAATACGTCATCAAAAGCAATACAAGCGGGATGTTCTCCACGAATAGCGCTACCCACCGAGGTTGCACGTATCCAAGCACCATTAGTAAATCGTAACTCAAGTTTATTACCCCGCTTGGTATCTAAGTACCTGCTGAGTTGGGGGTGTCTTTTCAAATCTTCCCTTATTTCTTCTAGTCTTCTTACAGCCAAATCTTTACTCGCAGAGAAAAGCCAACAAGTAAAAGCCTTATTTCGCCACTTTTCAAACAATGCTGAGTGAAGTAGTTTAACCCTTAAAGTAGTAGACTTACTATGGTCACGAGGGGCTATGATACAAACTCTGTGAACTTGGACATCACCTTTCTCACCATACATTTTCATCCATTCGCCAATGTGGTCGCCCCATGTATACCCAAGCCACTTATAGAAGTATTCCACATCGTTTCTTGAACGTGCCATTGAGAAATCTGTATTGAAACTCATATTACTGCCTCGATGATTTCCACAATATACTAAAAGCGATTATGTAAAGTACAACACGTAATTCCCACCCCATTATCGCGGCCTCAGTTTCTTTTCTCCACAATAAGGGCATATACCATCTTCTGCCTTTGCCAATTGTATGTTAGGTGCTACCCAACCACACGCATCGCATTTAGCAGAAGTCCACATTTAGACCACCGGCGCAAACAAGTGACCAATTACACCTAACTCGTAATCTACCATATGCCCAGACAAACCTGCACGATTAAGAGTAAAGCCCTTTCTATAGTGCCATCTGTCGTGGCCTGCTAGACTAGGTAACTGAACTACCATACATCCATCTTTCTCGGTTTGTTTTATATGATGTAAATGTCCGTGAAACCAAGTGTGATGTTCAGTATTTCCCCAACCCTTTCTTGACTCTGTAGCCATAAGTGCGGGTAGATTATTAGTTCTAACACCGTCACCATGAGTAAAGCCAAGTAGGTTGTTACCCCACTCAACGTACTGTCTTAGTTCTAGTCCTGTGGAAACCTTAACTTGGGCATGATGTTCATAAACTGCTGATAAATACATCATAAGAGAAAGCGAAGTATGCCTGTCGTGATTACCACGCATAAAAATTACTTCTACTGGTGCTACTTGAGCCAACAACTCTATATGCTCTCTAGCAAGCATACAACCGTCACGAAGTATCTGTGCCGGAGATGCTGACATATCTTGTGGTGTACCCTTTGTAGTAGAACCTAATTCATTATCAACGTGAAACCAATCTGAACCCGTTGCTAAGATTATCTTTTCTGGTTTAGAAGGAAGTCTAGCAATCAAATTAGATGTTTGCGTCATTAGTCTAGTTCTCGCTTCTTTGAGGTCGTAAGTTTCACCACACTCATCTTCCCACGCACCTTTACCGTAATGTAAGTCTGTGGGAGATACCACAAGTGCATATGGTGTATCAGCCTCCGGTAGATTAACTAAAGCGGGAACGTTCATAGGCTCTGGAACTAACTCTCTAAACTCCTTTAGGATTAATTCATCAAATAGTCTATATTTGTTGGCATCCCTTTCTATCTGACGCCAATATTTCTTGTTGGCCTCTTCCATTACATTCTTTCTCTTTTCAGAGATAGCATCCTCTACTAGAGAGCCTAAACTATTAACAGCAATTTCTTCATCAGTAAAAATATCCATACCGTGAGTCCACTTGTTACTGCGTATATACGACAACACCCAATTTTCGGGGAGAGAAAACTTTCGTGCTATTTCGTGCGCTTTTAGGTTGCCACCGTCTTTTGAGTACGCTTTCTTGATAGCCCTATGTGTGTCTCCGTCTACACTTATCAATTGATTAGACTCATCTATGACTGAAACATAACAATCATTAGTTTTGTCGTAATAGATGTTCATGTTTTTAAGAGCAACATCTTCTTGCTTTATCTTTCCGCCCTTTTTCTCCCATCTAAGCACTTTCAAACGCCATGCGTCTACTGAACGAGATGGGTCAAGATTATGTAGAAATCTAGCAAACTCACTCTTACTGCTAAAGATTTTAGTCTCTGCATATTTCTCGATTAGGTCGTCTCCGCCACTCTGGTATATCCCCATTGAACAGAGGGTGTATGGGTTTGCGTATAAACATTGCTATTGGTCTTATTTTGTGAGTAAAATCTAATATTGTCAGAAGAAAAAAAA